CTTTGTAGAACTACCATTAGGAGTGAACTTTATATCTTTTTTTCCTATTTTGTCAAGGATAGCACTTTCTACTCCGTGTGCACTATCTAATGCCTCTATGGTCATTTCTGCTTTATATCCGTATGCGCTTATTTTAACTAAAAATTGTTTCATCATGGTTCGTCCTTTCTATCAAAAAGAAAGGCCCCAGTAAAGGGGCCTTTCAAATAATTAATACTTTAAAATCAAGTACTAAGCTGCGCCTGAAGAACCGAACATTCCTCTAGGGTCAGACCAACCAAAAGAGTATCTCTCTCTTGCTTTGTATCTAACGTTTCCAGTATCGAAGTCACCTTCCATAGCTGTTTTGATAGCTGTTCTGACAAAATGCTTCATTCCATTAGGAACGTCCGTTTTGATAAAGAATGCATCAGGATCAGTAAAGAAATTGTTCACAGAGTAACCTTGTGGAACCATTCCCATGTTCTTGATTGCATTGATATCATTGTCAGCAGTACCAACTCTATTTGAAGATTTCATTAGTCTGTCAGCTGTAAATTGAAGCTCAGAAGGAATAAGTAATTTCATTCCTCTAGCAGCAATTTTTAAACCTCTTTCATCAGTGAAAGCAGCGATGTCAATTAATGACTGCTCTAATGAAGTTTCGTTTAAATCAGCTTGAGTTGCTAATGTATTACTGAAAGTTCCAGCAATAGTTGGGTGTGATTGAGATAGTAATGGTTGTCCATCACCACCTGCAAACGATGTATTAAACGCGTTGTTTAATACGCCGGCAGCTTTTACTTGTTTGGTATTTGCCATAGATCTTGCTAAAGCTTTTGTATATCTAGACGCTAATCTATCATACAAATTATCTTCGATCGCTTCTTCTGTGATCGCAAATGCTAAAGCAATTGTCTCAGCAGTATATCTAGCAGTAAAAGTCTCTTGAGCGTTATCGAACACAACACCTGAACCTTCAGGTTTAACTTGTGCATTCGCGAATCCTGATAACATTACTTCCTCTTCGAAAGCTCTGTCGGAAGATTCAATTCCGCCGTCGTAGATCTCTACGTGCTGGTTTTCATACCGTTTATATTCCAGGCCGAATAGTGCATTCAATCCTGGCTCTAGTTCTTTAACTAGTTGTCCTCTTGATATAGCCATAATTTATTCTCCTATTATATGCCTGTTGATTGTTTTAAGAAATGTTCATTGATGATTCCTACAACATTCACGTTTGCCGCATAAGTAGTGGCATTCGCTAAAGACTTATTAAGAATATCTTTCGATACACCTAATATTCTAAATTGTGCTGTTGCTGAGGTTACACCTGATGAAGACAACTCTACGTCCGAATTGTAGTTCGAAACCGAACCTGCCGTATAAACAGTATTGGTATTTAAACCGATATTAGCTATAGGTAGAGTTCCGTCCATTTGAACTTCAAATCTTTCATAAGGATCATCACTTACAAAGCCAACAATATCTGTTGCAGTATTGCTCGCAGCTAAGTGATTAGCCCATCTTGGTTTTTGGTCTGGTACATCAGTATAAAAAACACCGTTTAAGGAACCTAATAGTACCGCAGTTGACGTTGCAGCTACACCAATATAACCAGTTGCTAAAAATTGCACTGGGTCATGTTGGTATATCGCATCTGAACTTGCAGCAATATTATATTCACTTAAACCTTGGTTGTCATTATTCTGTCCAGCTTTGCCGATGGCTCTAAAGCCAAAAGCACTGTCTTGGTTTACTAGTGACATTTTGTTTACTCCTGTTTAAGTTTAATAATATCGCGTTCTTTTTGGAATTACTAAAAAATTATTTTTTAGAACCACCAAAAGTTACACGACTCTGCCTTTCACTATTGAAAGGCATACTTGGGTGCTGCTCCTTCATGAGATCGTTATTAACCGCTTCGTCACGGTCTTTAGTTTGTTGCTCGTAATATTTCGTACGTGCTTCTGCAATCTCCTTGGGTATCCTAGCCAGCACTAGGCCACCATGTCCAATAACACCTGCGTATTTTCCTTCTTTAATCGTGGAATAAGATCCTTCTGGATATTCATCGGTTCTCACCAATTCCCATCCTGATCTTAGTTTGCTCGAGATATTTTTACTATCATCGTTTCCTAAGATTTCGGTTCTCAACCAACGATGGACGAATCCGTCCTTCGGCGCCGGTGCATCTAAACTTGATGGTGGAGTCCATGTCACAGGTCTCTTTTCAGAAACTCGGGATTGGCTCGCACGAGGGGTCTTCATTTTATCATTTTCCATATGCCTATACCTCCTTCATGTATTTTTTTTGTTTCGCATACTCTTCGAGTGGCACTCCTAGTTTTTTAGCAATTACAACTTCAGTAGGTGTGAGTCTGACAGTTTTGCGACTAGAATTTACACTTCGCCTTGCTGAAGCTACTTGTTGTGTCGGCCTAGTCGTATTAGTTTTTGCCGTTCCATCATTAGTATCAAATTTATGGGGAAATTCAAGTCTTATTCTTTTATCAATTTCAACATAATATTCGTCACTTTGAGGATCATAACCTTCTTCTTCGGTTAAGGTCTTATGCAGATCAAAAGCAGTATACGTCATTGCTTTATCCGAACCAAACCATCTATTACTAGAGGCCCAGCCTTCTGCTTTTTCATCCGGTACGTTTCTTCTAGGTTGTTGAGGGATCTCTAAATTATTCATAGTCGGAATAATAGCATCTTGTTCCTCTTTGTAAGCTTTTTGCTCTAACAATCTAGCTTCTTCGTAACCGAGACGAGAAATATCTTTTTGGATATCTACCTCTAAATTAACGTCATTTGCATCTCGCGCCTGAGCCAGTCTGGCCTTGGCACCTTCTAAAGCAGAGGCTAATTTAGATTCTCGATCTTTTAAGCTGTTGGTTTCTAAAGAAGAATATTTTTTACCTAGTTTCTCTGCAGTCTCTTTTTGAGTTCTGGCATAGGTTAAGGCTTCGTCTTTTTGACGTTCTGCTTCTCTCCATTTTTTGGTGAGTTTAGCAATTCTTCTTTGCACATCTTTACTATAAACTTCTAATTCGTCTTTCTTTCCTTCTGGCTTATCTTCTGTAGTCTCTTGCTGCTCGCTACTTGCGTCTAGAGGCGAGGGGCTAGTGACTTCTTGTACTACTTCTTGTTCTTCTTTGATTGATACTTCTTCTTCAGGTGTAGATGTTTCAATATCTACGTCTACTTCAGGTCCTGAACTATCAATATCTACCATTTTCTTTTCTTCGTCTGGCATAGTGTCCTCCTATGTTAAATGTAATGCAACACAGATTCAGGATCTTGTACAGTTCCTAAAACTTCGTCGTCGTTGAGAATTCGGATCTCTCCGCCTTCTATTGGTAGTCGTGATCCTGCATATCTTGCAAAGATCACCCAATCTCCTTTTTTACACCAAGGATCTTCAAATTTATCTTTGTCCTTGTATGCTAATGGACCCATTTTTAAAACGTAACCACAGTTGGTTGCGATTCTTAATCGGTCTAACGATTCTTGTGCGATAATTAATCCACCTTTAGTTTTTTCTTTAGGGGTAAAAGGTAGAACTAGTATTCTCCAACCAGATGGTTCTGGAAGTTGATCTATAACTGGTTCAATAGACTCAGGGTTAAGGGGTTCCTTTTCTGGTGCTATGTTTTTTTCTTCTTGTTTTTCTTTTTCGTATTTCTCTTGGAGTCCAAGTTTAATCTTTGGTACTTCCTGATCCGAAAGGGACGATGGTATCGTCTCCTGATTGTTCTTGTCCGTCATTTTGCTCCTTCTTATTTAGCAGGTTAGAGATTTCCTGTAATATATATTGATAGGCATGTGCCTGACCTAGTAAATACTTGTATTTATCCATATTGTCAACACCACCTGTAATCATAGTATCTCCAATGTTTTGATATAACTTACGTAGGGCTTTCTGTACTTGTTGTACGAGTATTAGGTCGTCCATTTAGCAGTTCCACTTTCTTAGAGACTTATTAATTCTGCTATCCGGGTCTCTGGCCGTTTTTGCAGAGGTACGTTTTGACTTCATACCACTCATTCTAGCACAAAAAGACTTACGTCTATTTGCTGCTTTAGAACCTTTTTTTAATTTAGATGGCTTCGTAGTTACGGCCGTCTTTAATTTAGATCCAGGGTTAGCTGCTCTATAAGAAGCAACACCTTTTTTATTTAATCCACCGGATTTAGACTTTCCTTCTTTTCTAGTCCAGGCTGCTGTTCTAGCCATTATTAGCCCTTCATTTTTTTAATATGTTTTTTAATTATTTTAGCTTGTTTAGCATGTGTCTTCGATGCTTTTTTCAAGCCTGTAACTACTTTCTTTAATACTTTTACCATTATTTTTTCTTTTTAGGTTTTTTAGCAGTTTTTGCTGATCTTACAAAATTAGCTTTTGTAGGAGCACCTTTGGTTCCAGGCTTTCTCATTGTTTCTCCTGAACCTGCTTTTATTCTTTTTCTTTTTGCTTGTATGTTTGCGTATAATCCTCGTTTAGCCATTATTTTTTTCTTTTAGGTTTAGATTTTACTATTTTATCTTTTAAAAACTTAGGTAAAGTTTTTTGTTTTTTTGTTAGTTTAGCCATTATTTTTTTGCCTCTTTTTTACAGTTACATTCATGTGCACACACACATTGTGTAATACCAAATACTTTACACACTAATTCACAAAGTTTTCTTTTAATTTTTTTAAACATTATTTTTTACTCCCGTTTGTTTTAATTATATCGGTAGCTTTAATTCCATAAATGGCTGCAACCACAGAAATCCAAAGTCCTGTTATCCACCAAGGCATACCATCCAATTTGTCAAAATACAAGTCTAGCTTTTTACCAATATCTTCGTCTTCTGCAAATACAGAATACCCTAATAAAAATAAAGGGCTTGAAAGCACTAATAAAACGAATTCGTCTTTCCAATCGCCTTTTTGATGTTCCATTATTTTGCCAGAGTATTCAATATCTCCACGTTTCATTTTTTCGGCGTGAAATAATTGAGCTTCTGACATAGCAATCTTAGTTGCTTGTCTATTTTTGTAAATTTCGGAACCAGCTTTAAAAGCTGTACCTAACAGACTCCAGGGAAACATGGTTTAGTACCAAGTAGCTTTAACTGGTAATTTATCTGCTCTCATACCTTTAGTACCTTTAACAGTAACCGTTTGAGATTTATTAGGTGCAGTCATCTCTATTGTTTTAATAGGTGCTCCGACTTGAGATACTTTTATAGTTTTATCTTTTTTCATATTGTCTTTTTAACCTTTTTTTATGCTTTTGTCATTAATTTTGATACTTATCTTTTAGTTTTGCAGATAAGATTGTTTTTTCAATAGAAGTATCGGCTCTTAAATTAGCTAATTCTTCGTTTTGGTCTATTTTTTGTTGATCGGTAGACTGATTCATCATCGCTTTCATACGATCTAAGTTATTTCTTT